AACGGCACCGTTCCAGGGATGTAATTGGTTCGAGCTCATGGTGAACCTTGACTTACGATTCGAAGTCGGCACTCTGGGGGAGGTTTCTGAATTCCTGGGAAAGGATCTAATGGATTTCTTTACGATGAGGGGTGCGATAGATGAGGACAAGTTTGAGGGCATGAAAAGCGTGCGGTCATACAGAAAAGCGTCTGCAATGGTGAATCTCTCTGCGAGGGTGATCGGGGTGGGAGACAGATCAAGTTGGCCGCAGTCGCTGGCTGAGGCGGCCGAGTCAGATCCCTCTATTTACATCGACATGTACAGTATCCTCCTTGGACGGGGGTGCAACAGGGTCAACCCGATCCCACTTATCCAACTCAGTGATAAAAACCAAGCCGGGAAATCGAGAGAGATATCTACACTGAAGGTGGACTATGGCGTGATTTGCATTCTGACTGAGCTGCTTGCAAAGAGATTGAGCATGATGATACCAGAAGACATGATCACGTCATCCGCCAAAGTCAAAGACGTGGACAATATGGTGAAGAGCTCTCAATACAAGAAACATGTCACGGAAAGGGTGGAATTAGTGTACGCCAATCAAGACTAGAGCAATTTCGGGCCAAACAAGAGAGCAGGCTCCATGATCATGATGGCGGCCGCGCTCTCTCCCGACCTTCTCACGCATGGCGTGTTTTTTGACGCGATAGTCACCTCTAGAGGTAAGAAAAGTAGATACCCTCACGGGTTGATCAAGGAATCTTTGAGACCGCTAGTCACAAGAGACCCTGACACGAACCAACCTTCGGCAATCCCCACTACGATGGGCGATTGGACACCGTTTGACGAGACCACTACAACCGGGAAGGTGATGGCAGAAGTATCGAGACAATATCATGGCATTGGGAGGTACGGACCAAAGGAGACGTGCTGGGTAGAGATCCCGGAAGGGATGCCTGGCCAAGGGATCATGGGGATTTCGTCCTCAATCGCTCACGCGTCCGTTGTTCGATATATGAAGAAAGTGGTTGCCAGAAAGATGGGATGGAGCTTGGACGCGCGTATCACATCAGACGATTCGATGTGCGCGTTCACCTTCAGATCAGAATCCAAAGGACAGTTCACCAGGTCGGTAAGAAGGGTGGTTGCGTTTTTTGGCGCACTCGCGAGCCTGATCGAAAACGAAGGGAAATTCAATCTGACTGCACACAAACCGGAGATGAACACCATATACTATCAGGGTCCTGAAATAATCCCCCCTTATTGGAAATTCATGAACGCGTGCACTGCTCTTCACACGAGCGGTAACATGACC